CTCCTCAACCACCACCAGCACCTCCTCAACAACCACCTGCTCCTCCTCAACAACCACCTGCTCCTCCTCCACCTCAACAACCACCTGCTCCTCCACCTCAACAACCATCTCCACCTCCACCTCAACAACCACCAACAACTCCCGACCCAGATATACCGGATGACATGAGTGAAACTTTCGAAGAATATCAACAACTTATCGATGAAAATAAAGAACTAGAGAAAAAAATATTAGATTTAACAAAAAAAATGGAATATTATGATAATATAATAAATAAATTAGGTAAGAAAAAGAAAGAAAATTTATCTGTTGAAGATTTAGCTAAATTAAAACATGCTCAAAAAGAAAAAAGTAAATTACAAAAACAAATTACTTCGTTAAATAATAGACAAAAAGAAATAAAAAATAAAATTTTAAATAATAAATTTGGAAAGCCTGAAATATCAAAAGATAAGAAATCTGAAGAAATTCCAAAAACAAATGTTACAGATATGTTATCAAAGAAACAAGAAATACAAGCTATAATATCTCAAATACAAATATTACAAAAAGAAATTCTCTCTGAGCAAGAAAAAATAGAGTCAAATATAAAAAATGTTAATAAAGATTTAAAAGGAGAATTAAAACAATTATTAAATAAATTAAAAGGTGAATATCAAAATTTAGAAAAATTAGCTTCTCCAAGACAAGGAATTGGCAGAGATGCCCAATATTATATGACATTTGGAAAAGGAAATAACGGTAGCACGCGTTTATTAGATGTTCAAGGTCCAATTGGGATAAATGCTAATGAATTACTTTCATTATTAAATAGTAGCTCACAACAATAAAAAAAATATTTGTATATATTAATGAGATTTCTTAGTGTAGCATTTCTTATATTATTAATAATAATTATAATAAATTTAGTCAATAAAAAATCTTGTGAAGGCTTTGACAATAGTGAAAACTATAATTCGTGTGTTAGCAAAGGATTTTCTAAAGAATTTTGTTTACAAACACCATCTGCTATGTTTTTCCCAGGAACATGTAGATGTGATAATGGTTCAATCGGTTATTATTTACCAGGTTTTGGTGGAAAATGTATGTGTGGATATTATAATTAATCAGAGCGACTCCTATAAATCATATTGGTGTTGTAATTATTTACATAGAGAGTATTTTCTATGTGATTAATTATATTCTCATTAATGTTGTTAATATTAATATTGATATATTCATTATGAATATTATTATTAATGTTATTTATATAATTATTGTAATAGTAGTTTCTGTTTTCTCCTGTATTACCTGTTGATGTTGTAGGATGTTCCATTAATCCAATTGGATTACATGTTCTACACATAGGACAGTTATTATTAGTTTCACACCATTTATGAATACAATCTGTATGAAATTTATGCCCACAGCTTGTAATTTCTTCTTGACAAACAATTTGTTCCATACAAATACAACATTCTGGAATTTCTACAGCAACACAAGTTTCTTCTCTCTCTGATTCTTGTGTTATATTTTCTAATTCTATACCTAACTCTTTTACCAATAAATCATATATCTCATTTTTTTCATCATCATTTAATTCACTAGTATTGATGATACCATGTAGATTTTTTACAGCATTTGAACGGCGAAGCCTTTGAACTGATTGTCTGCGCGTTGTAGTCATTTTGAAAAATTGATGAAGAAATTCTTTTCTTTTATTTAATTAAAATTAAAAAGTATTTCAATTTTAATTAATTAATTTATTTTTTGCTTTACTAAGTGGTAAATCAAAATTATTCACATGATATAGCGTAACAATAATTATCGTATTTTACTTCGTTTTTTATACTTCTACTCATTTTAGATGCTGAAATATTTTCTTCTAATGCTGCTTTTGCTATTGAATCCCATATATTTAATATTGATTTTGTTTCTAAATCAAGCTTACATACTTTTTTACCATTAGTTGCCTTACTAATTCTTACATTTGTATCATTATTTAAACCAATACCATAATATCCTTCATATGTGAAATTATCATTATATAAATGAATCGTTCCTTTTAATACATATTCACAATTATTAAGATACGTTTTTAATTCTTTTACTTCGTTATTATTAATTTCTATATTAAGTTTATTTTTGTAATTTTTATATTCTTCTAATAATTTTGAATTAGCTGCTCTATAATTTGGAGAGAAAGAACAATTTTCAAATAAAAAATTTTCTGTTATATTATTTATTTCTTTCTTTTTATAATTAATTGTTTTTATAGTTACACCTTTAAATCCATGAACGCATTGATTTTTTTGTTGATTTTGTAATCTACATGCTAAAAATCGCGTTCTTAAATATTTATTAAATTCCTCAAATAATAATTTTTTTGGTTTCTCTCCGTTCCAAATTCTAAATTGTCCAATAATATCTCCAGAATCCACTTCTACATCATTTCTTATAATACAACATTCATCTATAAATTTATTAAATTTTTTATTTAGCTCATTATCTTCTATAAGTGAGTTATTATAAACAACTATTTTTTCTATATTTTCAACAGTTTCTTCTTTTAATAACTTAATAGAATTTTCTAATTTTTCAATTAATTCTCTCTTTTCATTTAATTCTAATTCATAAATTTTTATTTTTTCTTCTGAAATAGTTAGTGTATTAAATAATACTTCATTTTCTTTTTTTAAATTAGAATTTTCTTCTAATAATTTATTGAAATTTTCAATACTATATGTCTTTTCAGAAATAATATCTTTAATATATTTTGAAAGGCGATTAATAGTAAAATAGGTTTCATCATATGCTAATATTTCATTCTTATTTTTTCCATTTATTTCAATAGTTCGCATATGATTTTTTATTTTTGAATATGCTTTTATTGTATTTTCTATTTCTTGTCTATTATGAACCTTAAAAACATCTCGAAGAATGAAGTTATTGTATGTTTTATGATGGTCTTGAACTCTTAAAGGAAGGTTATTACTATGTCCAAATTTAATTAATTTTTCTCCTTTTTCATTTGTATTATCAATAGTTCCAAAATAAATACATTCTGTATTTACAGGAAATTGAGAAATTAATGTTTTTTCAATTGTTTTATATTTATCTTGATTTGCATTTTTAATAATGTTGTCTTTTTCATTTAATTCATTTTCTTTTATTAATAATTTATTTTTCATTTCTGTTGCTTCTTCTTCTAATACTTCTTGAATAAGATCTTCTAATTTAATATAATATTCATGAATTTCATCTGCTTTTTTTGTTTGAGCTTTTAAGCATAACGATTTAAATGTTTTAATGTTTAAATAAAATTTTTGAATATTATGACCTCCACTGCCTTTATTTTTTGCTCCTGAAGCATGAGGAGCAAAATTCTGTTTATTAGTAATTTCAATATTTTTTTGCTTGATGCTAGTATCAAGCGAAATCTTATAATCTTTTTCATTTACATTTTTTGCTTCTCCTAGATGAGAAGCAAAATATTTATAATCTTTATCTAATATGAAAAATTTTTCCAATAATCGAATAGAGTTAAATTTACTATTGAATCCTAACCATTTCCAAATATTATCTAAATCTATAATATAATCTTCTGTTTTATGATAATTCAAATAACTATAAAAACTAGTTATAAATATTTGCTGTTCATTATCTGAAAAGTTTTTTTTTACTTTTTCTAAAAATTTATTATTATGAGTATCGGTCAATTTGGTAATAGGGTTGTTAGTAATCAAATCAACAATATCTAAATTAGACATTATTTATATTATTATTTATAGTCATTTCTTTAAGTTTAATTTGTTTTTATATCTGAAAGTAAAATTATAAAAACAAATTAATTATTAAAAGAATATAAAAGAAAAATAGATAGTTATTATATAAATATTGTTACCATTTATTCTTTTTTACATTAATTTTTGGACCTTTACGCTTATTATTTGATGCTGAATTTGGGTCATACATTTCATCTTCATCATCTGAACCAAGATTCTTAGACATTTCCCAGAATTCTTTGGAACCTAACTTGAAATCCTTGTGTGGTTCCGCCTTATACCAGAAAATTTGGTCTTGTAATTTATTGGATTTAACATTGTTATTGATTACCAAGCACTCATAATTTTCTGTGCATTGGTCCATGACTTGACAAAATGCCTCAAATGTTGGAAACATACCAGCATAATTTTCATAAATACGCTTTCGATTTGCGATGTATGGTTCTCTTAAAATGAAGACGTAATCAATGTTAGTTCTAAGCGTTGGAGGGATACCTAAAGGATATTGCATTGTTATGACCAGCATGATTTTCCAATGACGCCCATTCATGAACAAAAGTCTCATCATTTTATCACGAGACCATGTATTATCATAAAGACAATCATCTAAAATAACAAATGCACGAGGGTCAATCGAAGTTTTTCTATAATTTTCCAAATCTTGTTTAACTCTTTTAAGGACTGTTTTTTGACGTTTTAATATATTTTCAATAATAACTGTATTATATTCTTCATGAATAAATAATTTGGGAACATGACTACCATAGAAGCCGTTACCAGCTTCTGTACCAGATATTACAGTACCAATAGGAATATCTTGATGATAATAAAGTAAATCTCTAACTAAATAACTCTTTCCAGTATCACGACGACCAATTAATACAATTACAGGACCCTTATTTTCGTCTGGTTTAAAAGTAATTTTTTTC